TAAAAGCACCAACCAAAGAAGATTTCTTCAACGAACTAGGTGAACCCTTTGTTCGTACAATAGAAGCCTATACAGACGAAGAAGGAAACGAAGTACCTGCTGAAACGTATTTTACTACGGAAGTAACACACGCTTGTTCTTATGTGGGTACTATTGTAGATGTAGCAGGCACGTATGACGAAGATGGCAACGAACTAAAAGCACCAACCTTCTACGATGGGGTACACTTAAACATTCGCTTACTTCAAGACATTGCCCTTCCTGAATTTGACAAGGTAGAACAAGTACATCCTGACAATCCTTCAAGGGTATGGGCTTAATAGAAAAGATTGACAAAGCCCTTCCCTATTGGCTCGAGCATATTTTGATTGCTTGGCTGATTCAGCTAGCCACATTCTTACTCACACACTCACTCATATTAGGCACACTTTCGGGTAGTGCCTTTTATTTTATCCGAGAACTATACCAGTACTTTATTCAAGGCAAAACCCACAAAGGGAAGTACGACCATTTAGGTTGGATAGCGCCTTTTATAGGGTGTTTTTTTGTTTACTTTATATTTTCTTACCTTTTGTAAACTATTAGTTTACCAACTAAACATATTTCAATGAAAAAATACGTTGAAGCCATTTCAGAAAATGTGCATTTATTTGAATATAGTGGCGTACGTTCTGGGGATATAGTACCAACTCTTTTTTGCTCGGATATTCACTTGGATTCAATAGGATGCAAAAGGGAGATTCTTAAAAAGCACTTTGACGAAATAAAACACGCCAACGGCTTAATCTTTATTTTTGGGGATTTACTCGATGTAATGGGTTCGTATGGAGATAGACGTTTGCAACGTGAGGATATAGACCCACAATTCATTCAACACGGCCGTACCTACTTAGATTTGGTAGCAGAATACACTATCGAGTTTCTAAAGCCTTACGCTCAAAATATAGCGCTTATATCGTATGGTAATCACGAGAAAACAATAAACAAATTCCACAATCACGATATTTTACGGTCTATTGTTTGGGCCTTAAATACAGAACCAAAAGTAAACATTCAGTTAGGTGCTTATTCGGGTTGGGTGTTTCTTAGAATGAAAGGCGGGGAAGTCGGTAACTCTCAAGTTTGTAACATACACTACCATCACGGATTTGGTGGAAATGCTAAACGTTCTAAAGGTATGCTCGATGTACAAATTGAAGCGATGAAATATCCTGATGCTCACATATTAGTACGTGGCCACACACATCAAAAGTGGTACGACCCTTCGACTACTAGAATGCGAGTAACACGCAAGGGCAGGATATACAAAGACAAAATCAAATATATCCAATCGGGTTCGTATGTGGATGGGGTAGGTGAAGGGAAAAGCGGTTGGGTGGTAGAAAAGAACTTTAATCCAACTGATATAGGTGGATGGTTTGTTGATTTCAAGTACAAAAAGAACAACGAAAAATCGGAGATTATAACGCAAGTAATCGAAACGCCAGTCGAAACGTTCTAATGGAATCTGACTACAGACTAATGGCCGAAGAAACGCCAGCTGGTCCTATCTTTTCTATACACGAAGTTTTTTATTTGAATGGACACCCTTACGACTACGTTTTTATACCTTTGGCTTTAATAGCTACGGACCAAGAAGATTTAATAGCCGACATTCAGCTAGCCTTAGAAGCCTTTCAGCAGCCTACCTTAAGTAAAGATAGCTTCCCAGCCGAATATTAAAAAAGCCCAACCAACTTAATGGCTAGGCTTTCAATCCTTAACAAACTACTGTTAATAGAAGGTAGTAAATAAGGGTTAAAAAAAAATTTAAAAAAAAGTTTGTACTTAACTTGGAAGTGTGTATATTAGATGTAACAACAATAACAAACCCTACAGAATTATGAAAATTTCAGAACTAATAAAAAAACTAGAGTCTTTAAAAGAAAAACACGGTGATAATAATTTATATTTTAACGTGAAAGACTCTTTTTCGCTATATGGCGAAGCAATGCACACATATTTAAAATGTGGCGAAACTACTAATTTACCGTCAGATTGGTGCGATGTAAGAAGTTATGATAGCACGACTACTATTACTTTTCATTTAAACGAAAGTTTAGAAGGCAAAAAGTCAAAAATAACATTCAGAAAATAAATAACAATAACAACGGGAAGCCTTCGGGCTTCCTTAAACTTAACATTATGAAAGAATACCAAAAAAACATCATTAACGAATACGTTTCTACTGCTATGATTAGCGATGACCCAGAAGAACACATTTCACATATTATTTACTTTCTTATTGACATTTTTGTTAATACAGACGAAAAGCTACACGAAGTAGTAGAATATGTATATCAAAAAGAAAAAAAAATAAAAATACGATGAAACTACTAGCTTATATATGCGCTTTTGTTTTTGTCTTTTTCTTAGCCGTAGAAGGCGAAACACTAAAGCACGTACTTATACAATTTGCAACAATAACAATAACGGGAACTTACCTAGTATATTATGCCAATAGAAGAACCATATAATTTAATTCAGAAGGTCCAGAATGGACATTTAAAGGCAAGTAATGCCTATGTAACCTTAAGGGCGCTTAAAAGCGAAATAGAATACGCTATAAAGCAAATAGAAGGCCAGATAGTAGACGAACTTACCTACTTAGATAGTAAAGAAGATTTAATAGTAAGCGGGTTCAAGCTATCCCACGTAGCAGGTCGTACTTCCTACGAATACAAGCAGAACAGTATGTGGAAGGATGCAGACGAAGAAAAGAAGCGTATAGAACGCCTAATCAAAGTAGCTACTAAGGATGGGGTTTCTATCGTAGACGATGCCACGGGTGAAATAATAGAACCCGTTAAAATGAAACAAGGAAATGGCTATATAAAAATGGAGCGAAGCAATGACGATTTACAAAAAATTATTTAAAGTAACCAGCACGATGGACAAAATGAGAAAGGACACAGAAAACCCTTTCTTTAAGTCTAGGTACTTCGATGTGAACCAACTAATCGAAGCAGTACGGCCAGCACTTATAGCCGAAGATTTACTACTGTTACAACCTATTGAAAACGGTGCAGTAGGCACTAGGATTATTGACGTGGAAAGTGGGGAATGTGTAGAAGCGTTCCTTCCTTTACCTGATATTCAAGACCCGCAAAAAATAGGTTCAGCCGTAACTTATTACCGTAGATATACCCTGCAAAGTTTACTAGGTATAGAAGCAGAAGATGACGATGCTAACTTAGCAGCTGGCAATAAACCTAAGGTATCTAAGGCCTTCAAAAAAGATGAAAAGCCTTGGCTTAACGAAGGCACACCCGAATGGGATAAGTGCGAAGATTTCGTAAAAGGTGGGGGCGACCCTAAGCTACTACGCCAGAAGTACAGTATATCTAAGTTAAATATGGACTATTTCTATAGTATTGCAAAATGAAGTTTAACTTTAGAATAACAAACAAAGAAACCACTAAGGCTTGGAAGTACAACCTTCGGGACTATATTACTTCCTTGCCTGATGGTGAATATACTTTGCACGTGGCTAAAACTAAAAGCAGCAGAAGCCTAGAGCAGAATAAACTGTACTGGAAGTGGATAGGGATAATAAGCGAAGATTTAGGCTACTATCCAGAAGAACTACACGAAGCATTTATAAACCAGTTTGCACCGTTCTACACGGCTAGAGATTTAAACGGAAAACCTAAACAAATAAAAAAACGAACCAGTAAAATGAGCGTAGAAGAAATGACCAAGTATATGGACCGTATTTCTCACTTCTGCGCTGAACATTCGATTAAACTACCACTATGACACCAGAAAAAGAACTAGAAGAAATAAGGCAATGGCTGCAAACTCAAAACATTACTCAATTAAGTTATGCGGTACAGATGCCCGTAATGAGATTAAGAAAGTTTAGGGATATGCAAGCAATAGACCCAGCTTATACTACAATCCGAAAACTACAAATTTATAAAAATGGAACTACTAAACTTAATGTTTGATACAATCGACTTACTTGCTAAGATACTAGGTTTTATAGCCCTTTACGGTATTGCAATAGCGCTACTAGACTGGCGAAAAACAACACGTTATGAAAGGCAGCTAAAAGAAATAGAGAATGAGCAGCGCTAAATTCCTAGACGACCTAGAACACGGTAAGTACGGGGAATATCTTTTTCAGCGATACCTACAACTGAAAGGCTTAGATGTACAAAGCGCACCAGATAAAGAATTTCCTTTATATGACGTAGTAAGTATTTTATACGGTAAACGGCACACCTATGAAGTTAAAACCGATAGAAAAATACACGAAACAAATAATCTATATATAGAGTTTTTAAATATAAACAAAATGTCCTTATCTGGTATCTTTACCAGTACGGCTGACTTCTACGTTTATATAGCCCAAGAAACACTAACTGGCTATGTATTTAACAGAAGCTATTTACTAAGCTTTATATTTGAATCTAGGTTTAACACCACGAAGTCAAAAGTAGATAATCAAAATGCTTTAGGCTGGATAGTACCACTTAGCGAAGTGCTTAACAAAAAACCACACCTTAAAACGATAGATTTAAATGGGATTGAATAAAAGCAAAAACCTAACGGCCGCTAAAAAAACGTGCGACCAATGGTTCAGCAAATACATACGAATACGTGATGCTAATACTAACGGCCTATGTAAATGTATTACTTGCGACACCGTGAAGCCTTGGCAGGATATGGACTGCGGACACTTTCAAAGCCGTAGATTTCTAGCTACTAGGTGGGATGAATATAACGCTTCGGCACAATGCCAAAAATGTAACCAGTACGGTGCAGGTGAACAATACCTACACGGCAGGGCCATAAATGCAAAATTTGGCGAAGGTACGGCTGAATACATAACACAACTATCTAGGTCCTTACACAAACTTAATAAGAAGGAAGTGATGGAACTAGCACGATATTTTAAACAAGAAACCGAACAACTAGCAAAAGATAAAGGTATAGAAATATGAATAAAGTAATTCTAATAGGCCGACTAGGGAAAGACCCAGAAAGCCGATTTACACAAAGCAATATGCAGGTAGTGAATTTTTCAATGGCCACTTCTAAGAAAGTGAAAGGCGAAGAACAGACCGAATGGCACAATGTAGTACTATTTGGTAAAACAGCAGAAATAGCTGAAAGGTATCTAACTAAAGGTTCTTTATTGTGTATAGAAGGTTCTATTCAGACTAGCAAGTATGAAAAGGATGGACAGACTAGATATAGCACACAAATTATATGCGATAGGCTCGAAATGCTTGGGGCTAAAGAAGATAAACCCGCAAAAGAACCCGCAAATACTATTAAGAATATCGACCTAAACGATATAGATGACGACTTGCCTTTTTAATGCGGTAAGTATATATTAGTATATACGGAAGGGGCAAGATTTAAACGTATGCAGGGCGTTCAAATTTTACTCAAACCCTTAGGGAATTCTTAGGCTAGCACCTGCATTGCTACCTTTGAGTTCCCTTTTTTATTATTATGAATAAAGGCTGGATTAAATTACATAGACAATTTTTAGAATGGGAATGGTACGATGAACCCAACTGCTTACGGGTGTTTCTTCATTGCCTGCTTAGAGCGAACCACAAAGACAATAAATATAGGGGCGAAACTATTAAACGTGGTACTTTTGTATCAAGTTTAGATATACTAGCTTTTGAGTTAAAAATAGGTAAACAGTCTTTAAGGACCGCTTTAGGTAAATTAAAAAAGACGGGAGAAATTAACACACGAACTAACACACGGGGTACGCTTGTAATTGTATGCAACTACGATACTTACCAAGATGAAGCAGATGAAACTAACACGCCAGCTAACACGCCACTAACACGCAACCAACATACAACTAACACGCAACTAACAACTAACAAGAATGATAAGAATGTAAAGAATGAAAAAAATGAAAAGAATATAATACCCACTATAAGCGAAGTAAAAGAATACTTTAAACAAACTGATAAAATACAATCTAGCCATATACAACTAGAAGCAGAAAACTTTATAAACCACTACGAAAGTATAGACTGGAAGCGTAACGGTAAAAAGATTAAAAACTGGAAGCTTCAAGCTTCTACTTGGGCTAATAATTACGTAAAATTCAACCCAGTAAGACGAAACATTCACGAAAACCCCTTCGAATAATGAGAATAGCCAATAACAAACACGATGCACTTACTAATCATAGCTTAGGATTAAAATTTGAATACCCTAAAGAACTTTTAAAGCTACTATATGACTTCCACACAGATATAGGCGCTACAAGGGAACTACCAGCTGACAAAGAAAGGCTTAAAGAATACCTAGTAAGATTACACGAAACCATAGCAGTTAAAAACCCACTATTTCCAGATACTACAGAATTTGAGAATGTGTACGGTGTATGGATGCTGGCCGTAATCTATGAAGTAGCACCAAGGCACGGAAATAATATATCGGCACTAGCCAGATGTTTTAACGAATGGTACAAATTAAATGCTGACCAGTTTATAGAATCCAAGCAGCAGAACTATATGCAAACTTCTAGGACTATTAAGGATTTTACTAACGTAGAAATAGCACGGCTTTACGATATAGTAGAAATGCTTAACGATGGCGACCTTATAGGGGGGTTATTTAATACTGGTGGTGCGCAAAGCTTTTTCAAGCGCTTAAAAGTCGAATATGAAGCTAGGGCGCTTTAACATAAATTTAGTATATTACTACTTGACTAATCAAGTTTTTTCAAGATGGCACACGGTGGTAAAAGACAAGGCGCAGGAAGGAAACCAAAAGCTAACGAAGTAGCTATGCTAGAAGCTATGGATGCTACACTAGCACCTATAGAAGTATGGCAGAAGCTAGCCGATAGGGTAAACGAAGGTTCAGATACGGCTATAAAGACGTGGCTATCTTATAGGTATGGCCAGCCTAAGCAGTCGGTGGACCACACTAGCGAAGGTGAAAAAATAAATAGTGTAACTGTCAGAATTCTTGAACCATAACCTAGACGCAAATAAACTTTATAGCCTTACCTTCAACAGTAAGAAGCCATATATAGTACACCAAGGTGGTACTTCAAGTGGTAAGACCTACGCTATTATCCAAGTGTTAGTGATGAAGGCAGCTACTATTCCTGACCTGATTATAACCGTAGTGGGCCAAGATATACCTAACTTAAGGGTGGGCGCTTACCGTGATGCCCAGACCATAATCTACGGTGATGCTTTTTTTACCCAAGAGTTAAACGACCATAATAAAAGCAATAGGGTATTTACGTTTAAAAGTGGTTCTAAGATTGAGTTCAATTCCTATGCTGACGAAATAGATGCCCGAAGTGGTAAACGCACACACAGTTTTTTTAACGAAGCCAACGGTATAGACTACGGGATATTTGAACAGATTAGTATGCGAACTACCCAGCAGACTATTATCGACTTCAACCCTTCGGCTGCCTTCTGGGCGCACGATAAACTGCAAGGCCGTGATGACGTGGACTGGTTCGTATCTACCTATCGAGATAACTATTTTATCCAGCCTAGTATTAAGAAGAAGATACTAAGCTATGAACCAACGCCCGAAAATATAAAAGCAGGAACGGCTAACCAGTACCGATGGCAAGTTTATGGACTGGGTGAAGTGGGCCGATTAGAAGGGCTAGTATTCCCTAACTTTGAAACGACTAACGAATGGCCCGATAATTATAAGTGGCGATGCTTCGGGCTAGACTGGGGCTACACTAACGACCCTACGGCCCTAGTAGAAATACGCTACAACGGTGGGGCTTTATACTGGAAGGAACATATATATAAACGCCAGCTTACAAACCAATATATAAGCCGTTTAATCAAAGAACTAGGCGTAACGGATGAAATAGTAGCCGATAGTGCAGAACCCAAGAGTATAGCCGAACTTCGTAATAGTGGGGTATGGGTGAAACCAGCGAAAAAAGGTAAGGATTCGGTAATGTTCGGTATTCAGCTGCTACAAGACTACCCGATAAAGGTACACGCCCAAAGTAAGAACCTGATAGAAGAATTTAGCAGCTATACGTGGGCCAAAGACCGAAGCGGCCAGCCTACTAATAAACCTATAGACGATTTTAACCACGGTATAGATGCAGGTAGGTACGCAATAATGGACAGAATGAAGAAAAAAACCCTAGATATTTCTTTAGCTTAAAGCAAGGAACACCCGTTCCTAAAAAAAAAATTTACTGTAAAAACGGGCCTTACATACATAAAAACGGCCATTTCTAACTTTATTAAAAAAAAGTTTAAAAAAAAGTTTGCATTGAATGTAGGAATGTTGTATCATTAAGTAAGATAAACGATAACAAAACCACAGAATGATGAACGCAACTACAACACAATATCAAAACGACATAATCGAAACTACTATTGGTACTGACTACAATTATTCAATAGGTACTGATGCAAAAACAAAAAACTGGTACATAAAAAGACTTTCTACAGATAATGTAAAAGTAATTTTATTACGTAGCGAAAGTGGTGATTTTATTCAACTTGATGTGTACAAATGGTCAAATGGATTAGGTGAATTTGTACGGGAGTATGTAAAAGATACTTATTACAAATTTTCAGCTACTGAATTAATAAATGAATTTGATAGCTACCTAAAAAAATATAATGTAAAATAAAACAAACGGGGGGTAAAGCCCCCCTTTCAATCCTTAAATAAACCTACAGAATTATGCCAAAACGAATAACAAGTACAAACTTTGAACCAGTAGGAGAACATTTAAAAGTCAACCTATGGGATATTGAAGATAGCATACTGCAAGACCTTAAAATTATGAGCCAGTTAAGCTTTTGGAAGAATGAACTTCATAATGAAGAACACCCAGACTTTCAGCACAAATACAGTACCCAAGTTCCAGAACATATAATAATGTACGTGGTTGATAGACTAGAGCAATACTGGAAGATACTAAGACCAGAAGAATACAAAGAAAACCAATAACAAACTGGAAGCCTTCGGGCTTCCTATACCTTAAACTAAACTATACAGAAATGGAACGATACGAATTTGTAGAATACGATGTAATAAATGACATAGGCGAATGGGTTACTGTTACGCACTATGAACTAATAGAATTTGACGACACCGAAACAGAAGAAGAATAACAATAACAAGGGCCGCTTCGGTGGCCTTACTAAACTACAAGACAATGAACGCAACACTTAAAACTATACACCTGACCGACTGGAAAGGTGAACCAATTACTTACTATGAGATAGATTTAAAATTTCAACACACCTATCATAACTTCACCTACTTCAGTATAGAAGGGGAAAGTAAGCAGGGCTTTCTGGACCGTATTACCTACGAAGTAAAGAAGATGTATAGCGGGGCTACTTTAAACTGGACAGAAGAATGATACAATGCGAATGTTCAGACGAAGAACTAGAGATAAAGGACTTAGAGATAGAAGATAATAGCTTTACGCACCACTTCGGAACGGAATACGACTACGAAGTAGTATGCCCTAATTGCGGTGCGCCTATGGCTGAATTTGCAAGCCTAGACGATGTCATAGAGGCGAGGGGTGAGTGGCTAGACGATGTAATAGAGGCGAGGAGTGAGTGGTAATTCATTCACTAACCGGTAACGACTTAATAATGACACAAAAAATAGCATATTTGTTTCATTTATAATTTATTATGGCAAATGCTCAATAACTCATTCACTAACGGATAAATTAACAGATAACGACTAAAAAACGATACAATGACAATAGCACAACAACTGAACGTAAAAGACTTTCCTTTTGTGATAAAGGATAAGCAGGGTAATGTATTACACCAAGAAGATTCAAATGGATATTGGAGCAAGAGGGAATACGATTCAGAAGGCAGGGAAATATACTACGAAGATTCAATTGGAAATATAATAGACAACCGACCTAAACCAGACGATGTAATCACTTTAAACGGAATTAGATACAAGAGAATAGACGAATGAATAAGGCAAAACTTGTTGGTATGATATGTAAAGAGCGGTTGCAAACGCTTGAGGAGAAGCCACCCAATTTTTGGAATAAAGAAAGTCCTCACACCTTATTCAATTTATTTAATAAATGAGCGAACAAGTACCCTACAAGTACCCCACAAGTCAAGTATCTAGCGCAAAAAACTTGACTACAATATGCGCAACAAAAACCCTAAAATCCGCACAATTAAATGACACAAGCAATGAAAGAAGAACAAGAAGTTTGGGATTGGCTACAAGATAAGCACGTTCCAGACCTAGCTAGAAAAACTGGACTAGGTACAACGCCTATATATTATTTTAAGCACGGTAAGGCTAAAAATGCTAGCTTCCATTTAATACGTTCACTTCAACTAATAAAAGAAAAAGAATGTACACCCTAGCACTAGATGCTTTTAATAGATACCAAAATACAGAACTACCTTATAGCAAAGCCCTAAAAGCTTACCAGCGCTTTAAGAATAGAATACCTGATAACTGGGAACTGATTACTACGTTCTGTGAAAAAATGAATATAGGCTACGATACTTTGTTCGAAAAGACCCGAAAACAAGAAGTAGTAAGATACCGTTCTTTATTCTATAGCTGGGTAGGCCTTTCACACATAGAAGTGGCTAGAATGTTTGACATACACCACAGTAGTGTGATGCACTTAAGAAGCACACATAAAGACCGACTACTACAAGACAAACACTATAAGAAACTTCACAGACGACTAAACTCTTAACTCTATAGCTATTTAGTGTGATAGCTAAGTGGCTTTTTCATTCTGTAGAAGCTAGTAGATGTGAAAGTTTACTAGCTTTTTTTTGCTTATTTCAATACTTGTAAAAAATTGTTAATTTAAGGGCAACACAAAAAAGCAAATTATGGCCCTATTTGACCTTTTACCTTTCGCAAAAACGAAAGCACCAAGCACCCGTTTAGTGAATGAATTAAACAGACAGTTATTTAGATTTCACAAGGGTATGCCGATTTCTTTAGATGACACCCAGAACGCCTACGTTGAAGATGGCTACGAAATAAACCCAGATGTATATAGCGTAGTTAATGGTATTACTAAAGCAGCTGCTGCCGTTCCGCCTATCATTCACATAGTTAAGGACCAGAAAAAAGCCCTTAAGTACAGACAACTAACCAACACCGTAAAGGATAAAGCTACACGGGGGGCTATAGATAACCTTCTGGAACTAAAGCAGGAAGCCTTTGAAGAAGTATACGATGAACAAGACCCACTATATAAGCTAATAAATAACCCGAACCCACTACAAGGCTACCCAGAATGGTATGAGAATATGAAGGGCTTTCAGCTGATTACGGGTAACGGCTACACACACTTTATAGAACTAGGTGATGGTACATTCGGTGAGATGTGGGTAATGCCTTCGCAGTTCACTAAGATAGTAGCTGATTCTTCTTACGAAACTCTTATAAAGGGTTATATCATTGATATGTACGGCCACGATGGACACCAGATACCAGCCGAAACCGTAATGCACTGGAAGTACTGGAATCCTGACTACGATAGCGTAGGCTCACACTTATATGGAATGAGTCCACTAAAAGCAGCCCGTAGAGCGATAAGACTAGGCAACGATGGCGACCAAGCGCTAAGTAAAGCCTTACGAAATGGCGGTGCTTCGGGTGTAGTTTATCCTACTGACCCAGACCTAGAGCAACTAACACCAGCCCAACGTTCACAGTTAGAAACCTACCTACGCAGTATGCAAGGACCTGACAACTATAAGGCTTGGTTAGTATCTAATGTTAAGCTAGGATTCGAGAAGTTCGGGATGCCGCCCGTAGATTTAGAGATTATCGAAGCGGGTAAAATGACACAACGGGATATATGCAATGTGTTCAACTTTCCTAGTGAATTATTAAATGACCCTGACAATAAAACCAACGCTAATAAGCAGGAAAGTAGAAAGCAGTTATATCTGGATAATGTGATACCAGAACTTACTAGGGATTACGCAGAACTTAACCGTTCCTTAGTACCCGTGTTTAACCGTGCAACTGGTAAAAACTACCATTTAGATTTTGACATTCAAGCTATAGATGCACTTAATAAAGATAATAGCGAGAAAGTACAATGGCTAGAAAGGGCTTGGTGGCTAACGGCTGATGAAAAGCGTTTAGAAATGGGCTATCAACCTATAGGTGATAATAATAGATATATACCTATGAACTTAGTGCCTGATGCTGCTAACGAATTGACAGACGAAGAAATTAAACTATTAAAAAACGAATACGGTGCTTAGATATTTTACACAAAGCGATTTTGACAAGTGTACACCTTCGTGTAACATTAAAGATATGAACCCTATCTTTATGGAGATGCTCGATAGTGCTAGACATCTAGCTAAGATACCATTCGTGCCGACTTCGGGCTTTAGAAGCGAAATTTACGAAAGGGAGCAAGGAAGGGATGGCACAAGTTCACACACTAAAGGGCTGGCCATAGATTTAAAGGCCACTACCAGCACCCAACGCTTTAAGATTATAAACGGACTTATTTCTATTGGCCTGACTAGGATAGGGATAGGTGAAAATTTCATTCACGTAGATATGGATAAAAGTAAGGCGCAAAAAGTAATTTGGCACTATTATGGATAAACAAGAACTTAATCAAGTAAAATACGATATTACAAAACTTGAAGCTATGATAGAAGTATTAGCTAAAGACATACAAGATATAAAAGAAGCTTTACTAGGTAATGACTTTGGAAATGAAGGCTTAGTAAAAAAAGTGCAAAGTAATGAAAGAAATATTGCAGAATTGGTTAAGTTTAAACAAAAGATAGTAGCCTACGCCACTGGTTTAAGTGTGGGGTCGGGTGCTTTAGTTAATTATCTAATGGAACTGATAAAATGAAGAAACCACTAAAAGACTGGAAAGTTATACAACTGATTCAAAAGACTGTAGCAGGTGAAAATAAACTAGGTGAAGTTATTCACGGTGCTTTAGATATTCTACCTATTCCGAACCAGCCACTAGGTAAACTAGCTAAGGCTATTTTGAATGGTCAATGGCAGGAAACTAAAAAAGAAATTTTAGAAGCTTTTACGCTTCGTAACATAGTAGCTATTTCATTAACTACTTCGCTTATTATGGGATGGCTAACACCTGAAGATGTGCAACAGTTTATGCAAGTGCTAAACGAACTTCTATAATTCCTATTTGTTATTGCATATACTAGGCTTTGAAAGGCCTAGTGTTTTTTTATGCCTATCCCAACACCACATAACAACGAAACGCAGGGCGACTTTATGGCCCGATGTGTTTCTTTTTTAGTGGATGAAGGCCGAGAGAATGAGCAGGCCGTAGCTATATGCTTCCAGCAGTATAGGGAATCTAATAAGAAGGAAGCCCAGCACTACTATATGACGTGGAAAACCTTCGATAATAAACGCAGGTCCTTTGAGCGATACGCAGAACGTACTTTTTACCGTGCCTTAAGAAAGCAATTAAAGCAGTACCTAGACGAAGTAGATAAACGGGGTATTATAGACTTTGATATAGAAGGCGTAGTTACCACGGAGCCAATGGCCGAAGC